TTTAATAATTATTATATTCCCTAATTAAAGAGTCCGCAAATTAATTGAATACTAAACATTTAACGTTGTCACAGAAACCTCTTCTGTGTGCATCCGCAATTTGATGTTGAATATACGCAGATTTATTTATCGACAATTGTGTAATGAAAAGGTTTATTTCAGGGAAAATTATTCTTTCAATATTTTTATAAAACAATATATAATTTTTGTAAGTAAACATAATTATGCGGTAATATGGTTTGGTGAATATTTCTAATGCGCACCTTTCATCGTAAAATTTGGGTATATACACGCTGTGATTTGAGTCATATAACTGTTGTGCAAGCGTGTCCAATTGAGATTCGTTTTCACATATAACAATGCTTTTGTGTACGTTGTGTTCTTCATAAAAAATGTTAATATCGTCAATCATATGTAACTACAATTAACTACAATTTAATTCTTAAGTGCAATTGTCTCACTTTACTTAAAGAATAATATTTACTACAAAGTAATGGGTATTCCATTAGAAGTTTTCGTTCGACTAAGGGCTGAAACAGAAGAGCTTGCATCTTTAAGAAACAAAGCGGAAGAAATGATAGCTATGTACAAATGTTTCAATCTAGAACATCAACGAAATTTCGTAAAAAAGCCCACATTACTTGTCAAATCCAATACTGTAATTCCTCAAATAAAGAAACAGATATTATCAAAAGAGGTAATTGCACGAAAGGAATTCTTAATGTTTGCAAATAAATTATCAAAAACAAATAAGCATGTAATGATTGAAGGAATGCGTAAAATAAAAAGGTCTGAATGTGTTGATATTTATTTTGACGTATTTTTCGACTTAATGTTAAGAAGTGATGAATACCAAGACTTGTATATAGAATTTATTAAAGAATCACTGACACTACCAGACAATATATTCAAAGACAAAATCAAGAATTATTTTAATAATTACCTAGACCGTCGCAAATGGTATCCAAGTGACACGCAAGTGCAAGAGGATTACGATTCATTTTGTGATTTCCAGAAATTGCGTAAACAGAGTATAAATGCTATTATGTCTTTTGACAAGTACGTAAAGTATAACTTTATTAGCACACAAGACGTTTGTGCTTTGACTAGTGCAATGGTAAGTGACACAATAAACGAACTAACAGTTCAAAATTACAAAATAGCGGATTACTTATTAGATATACTTTTAAAATTTGACACAGTAAATGTGGATATTACACCTATCGGTAAATTCGATATTCTAAAGCCATCAACAAAATTTAAAATAGAGGATTTATTTAATAGATGGATAAAACAGACCTGATACTTAAGTACTTAACTTTGTTATACAATAGTGAATTGAAAGAAAAGGATTTTTTCAAAGCACGAGCATATAACAAAGTTATTAAAGGTATAAAAGCATTAAAGAAACCGATACATTCTTTTGATGACATAAAGGACTTACCAGGAATCGGTAAAAAGATACAGGGTAAAATAGAAGAAATCATAAGCACGGGGCGACTTGCAGGAGTTGGGAGTTCTGCAGACTCTGAAGCTGCTAGAAAAGCTGCAGAATCCAAAGCTATAACAGAATTGTCTGGGGTGTACGGAATAGGTCCTACTAAAGCACTTGATCTTATTGCAAAGGGAATAATGGGTGTTGAAGACCTCAAAAAACCGGAAAATGCCGGTGTGTTAAATGAAAAACAAAAGATAGGTTTGAAATACTACAGTGAGTTCTTGGAGAGAATTCCACGTGAAGAGATGAAAAAACACGACTTGTATCTTAAAAGAGTTATTAAAAGTGTAAACAAAGAAAGTAATGTAGTAGTAGACATAGTCGGGTCTTACAGACGTAAGCTTGAAACGAGTGGAGACATAGATGTATTAATATGTTTTCCGAATGAAAGTTTGGAAGTACAGCAAGAGTTATTTACAAAGATTATAACTAAAATGCGCAAAAACGGATATATAACAGATATTCTAGCTCAAGGCAAACACAAATGTTTAGCGGTGTGTGTATTAAAGAAAGATGTTGCTGTAAAACACCGGAGAATAGATATTCTATTGACACCCAAAGACGAGTATCCTTATTCTTTGTTGTATTTCACTGGTTCAGAAGCCTTTAATATACAATGTAGGATAAAGGCAAAAGAAAAAGGGTATTCATTAAACGAACATGGGTTATACAAAAATGGGGAGAAGGATGGTGAAATAAATTTTCAGAGTGAAAAAGATATATTAAAATTTCTGGGAATGAAATATGTATCCCCAAAATTAAGATAAAGATTTTTTTCGGAATTCAATATAGATATGGAATTACCTCAGATTGCTCGCATTGTGAAAACTTTAATAGCAATTTTGCTACTTGGATTAACCTATACTTATTTAGATAAGTTAGAGCGTCTAGGTTGCGCTTGTTCCGTCCATCCCTACCGCAATTTCATCAAGATCTTCAGCTTAGTAGCAATTGTCTATTTATTGATTACAATGGTTTTCCCACCATCTGTTCTTGCCAAGACCCAATTAGGTATGATATTATCGATAATTGACTTATTATTCGCATTAGCCTTCATTGCATATTTAGTGATGGCAATTATCTATGTGCGCTACCTCCAGAAGGAGAAATGCAAGTGCAGTGAAGATCTCCGCCGCGAAATCTTATACATTGTGAGCATTTTAGAGTTACTCTTCTTGTTCACAACCGTATTAATAGGTTTCATTGTGAGCGTGACCGCAAGTGCAGTAATGTTAGCAATGACCACCGTTAAAGATGCTGACAAATTAAAGACAACTGTTATCAGCACTGTGCGTGACCCAGTAGGTGCTGTAGAACGTATCCCTGCAAGCTTCAAGCGATTACCAAAGGAATTCAAAAAGAACTTAAAATTCAAAAAGAACTAAACTGGCTCAAATAATATTGAGATAAACTCTCAAATAATATTGAGATGAACTCAAATATTCAGGGTTTTGGCGGTAGGAGTATTCTTACGTTTCTTTTGTTTTTTACCACTGTTTAAAATACCATTAATATCAGCAGTATCTTCTATTATGCTAGTAATTTCGTCATCGGTGACACTCATTGTTTCGACTTGTTGACGAGGAGCATTAATACCTGTGTTTAATTCATCTATAACTTTATTTATATCAGAATCTATGTCTGTATTTCGTGTCATTTGAGGAGGAGCATTAAACATACCTCCCATCATTCCGAACAAATTAGGAGGCTGTTGTGGTTGTTGCTGTTGTTGTTGGTTCATTGAAACGGCGGCGGCGTTTTGGAACTGTTTAAACAGTGCAGGATTGCTTCTTAATACTTCTTCAACTCCAGGAAGTTTGCTTTGTTTGAACATGCTGTTTGTCAGGTGAAACATAAATGCGCTTCCGGATAAACTCATCAACAGACGCAATTCCGGTGCCATTTTCTTTCCAGATGACTTATATTTATCGTGAAGCTCTTCGAAAATGTCGTCGTAATCTTCAAGACTTTCGTGAACCTGTTCACTCCATCCATCTAGTTTTACATCAAAAGGATCAAATCGGGTATTAAGAAATTCAACACCGGTTACGAGTGCCATCATCATTTTTCTTTGAAACTTAACACTGGCATCAACTTCTTTTTCACGTATGATTCGATTATATTCTGCTCTCATATCATCTATGTTCGATTGCATGGTGAATTTACGTGGCAAGCGATATCCTTTATTTTCTAAGCGATCCATTTGATACAAAATTTCTTTCTTCTCTTGCATTTCGTCTTCAAAACGAGATTTCAATTTTGATTGGACACCGCGTTCAGTGCTTGCTTCCGAATCTGATTCTTCGCTACTGCTGCTTTTCTTTATATGTTGGTATGTAGGTTGCTCAGACACTTCAGATGCACTGTCGCTATCTTTATCGCTACTTGACAATGACATAACTTCATTTGATACCTTTCTGCGGTTAATTAACATTTCTGTTCCTAAGGACGGAACACGAAACGGTTGCTCATTAGTAAGATCAATAATTTCGTCATCATCAAAATTCAAACTAGGACCGCTCATTACAGGCTGTTGCATATTACTATTACAACGAAGTGATAGATCTTTTAAATAGTTTTAAGCGCAGCCCAGCCCATTCGAAAAATTCAAACAAAGTTAAACAAAGTTATACTTAAACAAAGTTAAAGTTAAACAAAGTTAAAGAATAAAAGTTATATAACAGTAAAGTAACTTTACAGTTTAATTAAATATAGTGTGTAAAGTAAAGTACAGCATGAAAGTTCTTGCTATTGATGTTGGTATTAAGACGCTTGCGCTTTGTTGTGCAGAAAAGCAAGTGAAATCGAAACATTTTTCAGTTGTATTTTGGGATATATATAATATACTTGAAGAAACATCACAAAATTGCAAGTGTGTTGGTGTAACGAAAAAAGGAAATGTATGTGGCAAGAAAGGGAGTTTTATATCAAATACAAATCACTATTGTAAATTGCACGCACCAAAGGAACAAACTCAATTAAAGAAAGTACCAGCCCAGAAAAAGGTAAAAGAGTACAAACTACAAGATATCGCATTGGCAGTGAATAGAACAATCGACACAGTTTACCAACAATGTGACTTTACAGGTTTATCAAAGATTGTTATCGAGTTACAACCAAGATGTAACAATAAAATGAAAATGGTTAGTCACATGATATTTGGGAAACTCGTTGACCTTCTAAAAGACAAATGTGTTTCAATTGTGTTTGTGAGAGCATCGCAAAAATTAAAAGCATATTCAGGACCTTCGCTGGAGTGTACACTTAAAAACGCGTATTCTAAAAGGAAATGGTTAAGTGTCCAATATGCAAAATGGTTTTTAGAAAAACATTGTATAAATAAAGATATATGGTATGAGATATTTATACAACACGGAAAAAAAGATGACTTAGCAGATACTTTAAATATGTGTATGAACGAATTAAAAATAGCGACAGCGTAAAGCGACAGCGTTAAGAAGCTGTATTTGTTTTTGCAGCGTGTTTCCAGACTGCTTTACCTAATTTTTCTATAATCGTGTCTGTAAATAAACGTATATTATTCTTTATTAGAATATTGGACAAGTGTATCCAGAAGTCGTCATGTTGATATATTTCATTTAATTTAGTAATTGACTCGCATTTGGCAGCTAACCATTGATATTGCTTACTTAAGGCTTTCATAGGATCATCTACGTCTTTGGATAAAGGACATAATATCCCTTGATTTATATAACCAAATAATATCTTTTGTATTTCGGGATTGTTTTTCGCAGACGCAGGAATCCCATGAAGTAAATTTTCAAAAACAGTATATCCGTAATCAGGACATACTAGTAACTTATTAACA